TCTGGGTATGGCAGGCTTACCATAGACCCACAACTAGCACACTCACCATCTAGGAAATAAAAACATATCTCTTTCTTCTCATCAAAGGCAACCAATGCAATGAATACTTCGCAACCACAGATACAAGAGTTACCTAACTTCTGTCCTCGCAAGTCCATTGACTTGCTGTAGTCAGTAGGATGTAACAAGTCTCGGATATCTTTATCCTTCTGAGTCATTGTCTTCTTCAATCACTGCTCTATCTTCTTCCATAGAAGGACGATAGCCACCAAGTTTTCTAATTAAACTAGTAATTGTGCGCTGTACTTTTTTGCGTGCCCCTTCGGGTGTTGAATCTAGTTCTGCTGCAATTACATCCCACTCGCAGTTCTCCATTGAGAAGCGTACTTTTAAAATTTTTTGTTTAGCCTCTGGTAACTGATAGTATGCTGAAGCAATATCAGACCTGAGTACTAGCCAGTTATTACCATCTGTTGTTTCACCTTTACCAAACTTAAAGTTAAGGTCTTTAATCTTTGATGGAATCTCATATGATTCTGAAATGATAGATGGTAAAAAGGCTTCAATAACTGTTGAGTCATAGTAGTAAAGGTCAAGGAACTCGTAACCAACTGTTCTTGCTTTTTCTTTTTCGCAGAATGTAATCGCTGCATTCCGTAAAGACTTGGCTATAAGTTTATCTTTATCTTTCTGCTCAAGGTCTGACCACTCTTTATATTTAGATGAATGAGTAACGAACCACATCCAAAGTATCTGAGATATATCCTGTGCCTCAACCATGGGATATTTTTTGTGATACTCGGAAGCAATGTTAGCAACAACAGACTCGTACTCAGTTATATAATCCATCTTATTCCTTGCTAGGAATGCCTTCCCATTGTCCGCGTTGTACCAATAGTCCGATTATTGCATAGTTGGCTAGGTCAATTAGGGTATCTTCAACAGTTTCATAGTTGGGCGTGTCGCCCTTATCTACCAGATGGTTTAGTCTGGCTAGTTTGTCATGCATACGAACACGCAGCCCATTCATTGCCCCACCAGGGGCATGGGCTATGTTTAACGGACCATAGTCAGCATGCTTTTTAAAAAGAATAGTTAGTAATTCATCTGTTATTTGTTCTGCGTCTGTATTATTTTTCATTTAATATATCCTTAACTCCATTATCAAATTCGTGCATCGCACTGGCTACAATTACTTCATCAATGATTTCTTTGCCATCACCTTGTGCTGCTGCAAGGATTACCCCTGCTAGCATGGTTAACATATCTGCTGCTATCTCTGGGTCATCTTGAATCTTCTCATAGATATCTCTCATTGCATTGAGAACATCTAATCCTGTATCATCTGATATAGGCAGCCCTAGAATCTTAGGGTTTTCTTTAATGTAATCCCATATCTTACTGGATACATTTTCTGATTCGCTCATTGATAAACTCCGCTCCTTGTTCTAACACAATGCTATTTACATCGTGACCTTCTGGCATCTGAATAATATTTACATTACCCAACTCTCTACTTACTTTCTTTCCGAACTCTAGTCCTGGTGCATCACCATCTGCAAGAATAATAACTGTTTCAAAATCATCTAGTATCTTTGCATAGTATGGTTTCCAATTGTTAGCGCCAGGGATACCCACTGCTGGGTGTCCTGTCTTAGCAACTACAGTCATACAATCTATTTCACCTTCGGTGACACAGATATAATCATTGGCTGTTAATACTGCCTGTGCATTGTACATACTAGTCTTAGCACCTGGCATACCCATGTACTTAGGGTCTTCACCCTGCATACTACGGAATCTAATATCAACTATTCCTGATGGTGTTACATATGGAATTGCAAGTCTTCCTTGATATTGTTCATGACCTGGAAGAGCGTCCTTGACTACTCCGATATGAAACTGCTGCACTTCTGCGACCGATAAGCCTCGAGTCGCTAGATACTGCGCTGCTATGTGTATGTTTTTTGTGTACTCTTGTGTTGCCTGTAGGAGAAATTGCCTCTGCGAATTGGACAGCCTCACGATAGTTACCTCCTTCCTTATACATAATTAAATCGTATACATCTCCACCAACTCCACAACCATGACATTTAAATCTTTGTTCTTCAAAGTTAATACCTGCTGATGCATGTCCGTCATCGTGGAATGGGCACTTTATCTTACGCCAGCCGTGCCCAACTGATGGCACGCTGGCTCCTAGATACTCTAAGTAAGCAGCAATACTGTGCTTATCCATAGTAGTATCCCCTGTATCTCTTGTTGTAATAACAGGAGAATCTGTAGTTCAATCCACATTCATTATCTCCTTTATTAGTTTGAGCCATACTGATGCTGGCATGGTGCAGTACCATTCATCTACATTTGATTTGCCTTTGCGTTTGTGTAGAACGGTACCTGTCCAAGCCGAATCATTCTTCATTTCTACTTCTAGTTCTTTAACCCAAGCGCTGAGGTCTAACCGTACATGGTCTTTAACCTCAATAGTAACGCCATTAACACCGCTGATATCGCCTTTGTCTAACTGTGCTCCTGCTATTCTGCGGTCTGCATACTGATAGCCGTTGGCTTTAAGCCACTTAACTACATCTGCTTCTGCTTTACTACCTTTGCGTTTGGCTGGATTACTCACATCATACCTTCCTGTGCGTACCTAATTGGAACATCATCTAGGTACATAGAATCTGGATTAAATGCAAGACTAACATAGTTACTACCTGTTTGGTCTGCTCTGCCGTAGCGATTCTTAACTGGTGCTACACATAAGTATGTGTCGTCACCCTGTTTCATCTGACCTATTGTTAATACCATTGCTGGTATCTGATTAACAAGTCCTTGAATTGCTGAGCGTGGCTGGCAAGGAAATCCCTCGAAGCCTTCTTTAGTATGGTGTAGTACTAGTACTGCTGCGTTAGTATCGCGTGCAAGATACTTTAGTTCTTTCATTGCTGCACGCATACCCTGAAACTCTTCGTGTCCATCCATTGCTATATCCATTAGATTGTCTACAACAATAAGTGTTGGGCTTCTACCCCATACAGTTTCAAAGGCTGATACTTCATCATCCAAATCTTTTAGTGTAGGTGTAGATTCAAATGACCAGAAGAGATGATTGTTTAATTGTAATAGTTCGTGTGCTTTATCTGGTTCACGCTTAAGCAATAGTTCTGCTGCTGTCTGTGTCATATGACCAGACATTGCAACTAAACGCATTGCCATAGTGTGTGCATTTGTATCCGCACTAAAGTAAAGTGTTGGATGTTTTGTCCGTGCTGCAATTGCTAGAGCAACTGATGACTTACCAGCGCCTGGAGTGCCAGCAATAACTGTCACCTCTGCTCTGCGCAATATAATTCCAGCCCGTTCAAAAGCCGCAAAAGCGGGTGGCAATGGTTCGCCACCCACTTCTGCTTTACTAATTGAGCGTCTTAAAGTTTTCACTTAACCTGCTCTGGTACAAATGTATTCCATTCCAGGTCTTTCATTTGAATGTATTGGTTCTTACACTTGTCGAATGCACCCTTCGGTGCTGGGCAGAAGTATCCCTTATATGGTTTTCCATCCTTGCCCATTCCTTGAATGGCTGTCATCTTTCCATGAGGACAATTGCGTCCGCCAACTGATGGTTGTGCATACTCTTGTGCAGGAATTGTTGTTCCTGTTTCGATTACTGTTCCGCCAAAAGATGCAGCAACTGATTGTGCTGTTACTGCTGGTGCTGATGCACCACGAATTGCTGACTCAAGTTCCTGTGTTGCAGAAACAATTGCGTCTAGCGCTTGTGCAACTGTGTTGTCTAGTTCATGTCCATCTTCTGCACGGACTGTTACTAAACTACCTGCTGCTGTTTTAACTGTGATACTGATTGGTGCTTCTGTGTGTGCCATGTTTCTCCTCATTCGAATGGAGTAGCAAGACCTTTCTGGTCTCGCCATTTTCTTACTTTCATTGCAAACTCTACACCCTTCCAACCTTCTTTGATATCTACAAAGACTAACTTGCAGTTACCTGTTCCTGCTGGCAGATGTATGATGATTGCTTTTTCTTTATTGATATCGCCCCATGTTCCACGGGTTGCGGTATCAGGGAAATACGGCAACCCGTTTGCATAGATTGCTAGTTGCATTGCGATGTTATGAGGATGGTCTATTCGACCTGTCTTCAAATCCGCAATGAACCGTTCTCCCTTGTACTCAACAATTCTATCTGGAGTTCCTGCTATCTTATACTTATCTAAGACAGAGAACTGTTCGATGAATAACTTGCTGAGAACACTAGTTGCTTGTGCATATGCCTCAATGTCTGGCATATATTGTTCTGGTACAAGACCAAGTTCCTGTCCTAAATCTAATCGTTCTGTAAATGCATGTATAGCAGTACCAATGTTGGCTGCTTTGCTAGCGCCTGCTACTTCCATTGCTTCTTCAATGTAACCATTGATTGCTAACTTGTCATCGCCTGCTGCACTGATTGCTAATAATAAATCAGGGCGTGTGCTTAATCCCATTGCAGCCATTCGCATTTTCCATGCGACTAATGCAGAGGCATCATCTAAACTATTTGCAATCGTAGTTGCCCGTGTATATGCAACTGGTGTTTTACTTTTAGGTGGCACAACCATTGGTCTGCCATATCTATCTCGTTCTATATCAACTGCTGACACATTAATCTCCGTCTCCTATTAGTTGAAGCAGGCTAAGAAAGGAGACAAGAAAATCTCAGCCTGCTTCAGCCTCAACAGTATAGCAGACCCCTCAATGTCTGCAACTGTATATGCCCCGTGTTCGCAGGTAGCGGGGCAACCCACCTAGGTGCAAGCATGGTAGAAAATGAGTAAAAGTTCCATACTTGTGCGTGTCCTCTCCGTCCCGAGAGAATTACTCTGGACTTACATCATTTACTTCGATGTCATCTACCCAGATTTCTCCATCAATAGATTGTAGTTCTACATTGATATCATCTTGAATCATATCAACTACTTCTTCTTTGTTAGTAGCCTCAATGCCACTAACATTTACATAGATACGCACTGATGCAGACCAAGTACGCTTGAGTTCATCTGCATTAATAGAACGCAGCATCTCATTGATTTCTTCTACAGATGTAGTAATATCCTGGTCGCCAGGTGAGTACTGACTGTTAAAGAATTCATATACTGTGTTGCGTATGTAAACTGCATCTCTAATAGATTGTTGGTTGCGTTCATTAGCAACCTTACAATCTTGTATGAAGCGTAGTACTTCTGCTTCCGTGTATGTAATTACTTCATTTGTTTCTGTATTAGTTACTGTGATTGTATTCACTCTTCGTCTCCTTCTGAAGATAGCCATGCTTGTAGGTGATGTCCTTCCACTATGGCGTGGGCTGGCGCAGAACTCTGCCCACGCCACATCACACCTTCTGGT